TTATGGCTGAAACTTTAGCAAGCCCATTTGGTATAAATGTTTCCGGAAAATCAAATAAAAGTAATTCAATAATAAATAATATATCTTTACAACAAAACGAAACAATATGGGAATCAATTTCAAAATTAGCAAAATATCAGGGTGTGTTAGCCTATCCAGATCATGATGGCGGCATTATTTTTTCAGACGTTGCAAGCTCTGTAGTAACAAGTTTAAAACAAGGTGAAAATATAAGTTCAATAAATTTTACACAAAAAGATTCAGAAAAATTTCAAACATATAGAGTTTATGTAAATGTAGGAAGTCCTAAAAACAAACACAAAAAAGAAATAGCTGAAGTAATTGATAATAGCGTAAAAAGGCCACGAGTTAAACAAGTTCCAATTACAAAATCAATAACATTAAATGAAGCCAAAGAGCGTGCAAAATGGGAAATGGCAAAACAAATTGCCAAAGCTTTTTCATTAAGCATTGAGTTACCAAGTTGGGAATATGAAGATGGTAAAATTTGGGAAATAAATACACTAGTTAATATTGATTATCCTGTATTTAAATTAAAAGGTGATTTTTTAATTGAAGAAACTAATTTTATATTTGACGAAAATGGATTTAAAACAGAATTAAAACTTGTTATCAAAGACGCATACAACCCTACAGAGGAGAGAAATTCTTCAAAAATTGGCGAGGAAATGAGTGTATAATGCAAGACTTAATTCGTAAAATTACAAGCCCATTGTATGAAAGAATTGTTTCGATAATATCTATTTGCTCAATAAATAAAACAAATGATGAAACTAATACACAAACGGCACAGTGCGAATTTTTCAAAGACGATCCTAGGGAAAATTTAGAACGCTGGCAAAATTACGGAATTACTAGCGTACCCCCTAACGGCTCGGAGGGGATTTGTTTGTTTCATGGTGGCGAGCGTGAGTCCGGCTATATTGTAGCTACAGAAGATAAAGATTCACGCCCTACAGGGCTTAAAATAGGCGAGGTTTGTATTTACACAATAGAGAAGGATCACATCTATTTTAAAAAAGAAAATTTGATTGAAATCAAAACAAAAACTTTGGATGTGCAAAGCGAAAACAAAATAACGTTTGCAACTAAAGATTTTTTTATAACTTCTGAATCAAATTTTAAAATAGAAACAAAAAATACAACAATAAAAACAAGTAAATTTTCTGTTAAAAATGATGCTGGTGAATTAATAGAAATTCTATCAGAGCTTTTTCAAATTTTATCAATATCAACAACAAATACTTTAATGGGAGCAATGCTTTTAAATTCTGCTCCTGAAATTATTAAATTAAAAGCAAAATTAGATACATTTAAATAAGGAATACTAATATGATGGATAGTAAAGTATTGGCTGAATTAATTTTAAAAGAAATGGAAAAATCAAAGCCTTCAGACAAAAAAGCAATGTGGGAAAGTATTTCAAAAGCAATAGTTACGTTTTTATCCACAAATGTTGAAGTTATACCAGCAACAATGAGCACACCTAGTGGAAGTGTTACAGGACTAGGAAAACTACAATAATAAAAAGGAAAATCAAAATGATTACAGCCGAAGAAGCTTATAAAAAAACACAAGAATATATTAATAACCCTTTTAATTTTAATATAAGGACTATTGAAATCTTTAAAAATAAATATTGTAATGAATTAGAAAATTTTGCATTTTATATAGAAGAAGCTACTAGAAATAAAAAGTTTATTTTAAATTATGATGTATTTTTTTCTGATATTTATCGCTACGATGATGTAAGAAAATTTTTAGCAATGCTATACAAAGAAAATAAACTAGATAACTTAGTATTATATTTTAATAGTTTAGATTATAATACTTCTTATAAAGTGCAATATTTAATTGATTTATTTTCTATTAAATCAATACCTGTTGGGTTAAAATTTGAAATAAGTTGGAATAAAAAATGAAAGATATTATTTTTAAATATGATCATGTACAAAAATGTTTTGATCTAGATCTTAATAATATTATTGGTGATTCACTTGAATCAAAAATCGGAATGCTTTTATTTACAGACACTAGATGTGAAAATTATGAATTACCAGAATATGAGCAATCTAAAAAAGGTTTTTGGGCAGATGCTTTTGATAAAACAAATTTAGGTTCAAAACTTTGGTTACTTAAAAGAGCAAAAAAAACAAATAATATTTTAAATGATATAAATGCTTATTGTATCCAAGCCCTACAGCCATTAGTAAACGAAAAAATTGTTAGCAAAATTGAAATTGATTCGCATTTTGAAAAAAAAGCAATTGTAATTAGTATTACTGTTTACAGTAACCAAGGGAATATAGATTTAATAAATTACAACCTTGGTGACAATAATGGCTTACAAAATTCCAACATTCAAAGAATTAGTTGAACAAATTGAACTCGATTTTTATTCTCGATTTGATAATAATTCAAAAGTTTTTTTATATTCTGTTATTAAAGTTTTATCACGTGTTATTGCAGGTGTAGCTTATCCAATTTACCTTTTTATACAATGGATTATACAGCAAATTTTCCCCGATAAATCAGAAGAAAAATTTTTCCAAAGATGGGCTAATTTGTATAATGTGCAACGAAAGAATGCAACTTACAGTCAGGGTAAAGCTGTATTTAAAGGTTTATCCGGTTCAAAAATCCCTATTTACACAAAAATACAAACAGAAAATAATTTAAGATTTCAGACGACAGAAGAGGGCATAATTAAAGATAATGGTATAACTGATATACCCATTTATGCTATGCAATCTGGTAATTCCGGAAATTTAAAACCATTTACAAAACTTAATTTAATTTCACCTATTAATAATATAGATTTTGAAGTCAGACTTTCACAAAACGGAACATATGGCGGCTCAGATTTAGAAGATCTTGAAAATTGGAGAAAAAGATTTTTAGAACGTTTAAGAAAACCGCCATGCGCAGGCAATAAAGATGACTATATAAGATGGGCAAAAGAATTGCCAGAGGTAACGAGAACGTGGTGTATTCCTTGTTTTCCAAGTGAGGGATTTTCTGGCTTAACCTATGTTAAAGATAACAATGAAAATATTTTTCCAAGTATTGAGGAAATTGAGAAAAGTAAAAATATTATTTTAAGCAAAATGCCAATAAATGCTAAACTTAATCTTTTTATATTGAACTCATTAGCAATAAATTTTGAGATTAAATTAAGAAATAATAATTTAGATAATCAAAATAAAATTAAGAATATTTTAAGGAACGTTATAAAATCCGAAGGTGAACCAAATAAAACAATAAGTTTTTATCAATTTATTGTTGCTATCCAACAAAATTATTTTAGTACAAGTGATTTTATTATTATTAACCCTAAAGAAGATATTAAAACAACAAATATACAAATACATACTTTAGGCAATATTTTATTTAAAAATATGGATTAATTATGAATGATATTAAATTAATAATAAGATCCTTGCTTCCCGAAGGGATTTATTGGCAGGGTAAAAATTTTTTAAAATTAATAGATGGTATAGCATCGGCTTTTAATAATGTTTTAAAATGCACGGATGATATTTTAATAGAAACTTTCCCATTAACAGCAATACAAACAATAGATGATTGGGAAGATTCTTTACAAATAATTCCAATTAGTAATGAAATAGATAAAAGAAGAATTTCTCTAGTTGCAAAATTAGCGGCAACCGGTGGGAATACATACGAATATTTTTTAACACTTTCAAAAGCTTTAGATAAAAATTCAGAAATTTTAAAATCAAATGCTCAATATTTTAGAGCTGGTTCTAGCCGTGCAGGAGAGAGTTTAGGCTATTCAGCAAACGATGAATATAAAGTGATTTTTGTATTTTCAGATCAAAACAACAAATTATTAATTATTGAAACTTTGGAATATAGCAGGCCAGCCCATTTATTATTTATTTATAAATTTAGGAGTTAATTTAAAATGCAAAGAATTGAAGGATCTACAGCAACAAAAGATAATAAATTTACAGACGGAAATTTAGCCGATAACACACCCGGCACTATAGTAACATCTGAATTTTTAAATTCTATGCAAGAAGAAATTGCTACAGTAATAGAATCAGAAAAAATAACACTAGATAAAAAAATTTATACTCAATTAAATACAGCTATAGAATCAAAAATTAAGCGAGTAAATAATGTAATTGATAGTAACTATAGATCAATTACTGGATTTTATAACTCACTTAAAAATTTAGTTGATGATATGAGTAAAAAAATTATTGCACAAAGGAAGGCAATAAAATCAGAAACCGATAAATCTACAGTAATAGCAGAAGAAGATAAAATAACTTTAAATTCAAAAATAATAGAAATTAATTCAGACAATTTAAAATGGGATAAAGAGCCAAAAGAATTAACTGATTTAGTTAATAAAAAATATGCTGATAAACAAAAAAAAACTTACATGTATGCCGATACTGTAAATAGGGTTGAATATATAGGAAATAATAACTTAAAAAATTTGGTAAAATTTAATAGCTATTATTTTGCTTATGGTTTTACAGATAATCATTGGAATGATTCAAGAGACACGTACACAATTGAATATGATGGCAATTATGAGATTGATGTCGATATTTCAGGAGAGGCCGTTGATTTAAATAATGGAACAGTTTTTGAATTATTTTGTATTTTTAATATCGGAAAAGATTTGCAGGAAGTTGTAACATTGGCAAGATGGACTATTGAAATAATTGATAATAGAAACAAAAAATATTTTGCCCCATTAAAAAGAAAAATTTGCAGGGAATTATATAAAAATCAAACTGTTTCTATTGGCTTTAGATTAGTTGATGGGTTTAAATGTGCAATATCAAATGAAACAATAAGCTCAATTAAAATCGAACTTATCGGAAATTAATATCAAATTTGTAAATTTCAAAACAAAAAATATTTAAATTAATTATAACATATTTGTTCTTTATAAACTTTTAACAAAGGAGTATTTATGGTGCGCCAAGATAAGTGCGTAAGAACCAGTGAGTGCGAATCTCACCCACGTAAAGATTAGCCATCAGCGTGGAAGTAAGCAGTGCGATTAATAAGGTAACAAATTAATTGAAGCCATTG